CAGTCAAACTTAATACTACGTTATTTTGTGCATTTTCAAATGTAGTTGCAAGACTAACTGTATTTGCATCTACCTTCCTAACAAAAAACAATCCAACACCTGCTAACTCAGCAATAACAGTTCCACTACCAGCAGAATACTGAACTTCATCTCCTGTAATAAAACCATGACTTGAAATTGTAATTGCAGCACCAGCAACAGCAGAAGCTGCGTTAAATGTACCAAGTGGCGCGGCAACAGTAACTGTTCCAGCGTTAGTCGCATTGACTCTAACTCTTGTTGCTCTACCTATTGTAGACGCGCCTGTTATGGCAGCGGCGGCTCCTTTTAAAATCATATCAGTATTTCCTAAATTGTAAGCATTTCTTTTTCGAAATAGTCCATAAGTGCCTTGGTAGGTACTTTGAAATTCTTAGAAACACTATTTATTGTTTTCTCAAAGGTATTTAGGAAATCTGTAGGTTTAGAATCCATTTCCTTGAAAATAGCGTCAACAGCCTTCTTCATCTGCGGAGATAATTTCTTATACTCCTTAGATGCTTTGTGCTCGTCATTCTCTGGTAAGTTCTGTATGAACTGGGAGAGAGTTTTACTCACTATCTTCTACCTCTGGAATGTGATGTGTCACAAAAGTTTGTGCAACATCTACTCTTCTTTTTTCTAATGCATCACCAACTTTAGAAGCAAGTGCTGTGTTAAAATGTGTTTCTGCTGCAAGGTTGTCACCTGTTGCAATAGAATTCACGAAATCTTGTACATTATCCATCTATTTATATCCTCTATTATTCATCATCTTCTAATTCAGTATCATCTGAATCCATCTCAGACTTATTCTGAGAATCAATTTCACTAATTTCTTCATCAGTCATTCGAAGAATTTTCTTCTTAACATATTCCTGTGAGAAGTATGTACCAACATACGATTCGATTTGACCAAGCATATCTAGCCTTTCTCTAAGAATCTCAGCATTCTTGAGTTCTGTAAAGTGTCCATCTTGCAAAAAGTCAAACTGGATATGTTCTTTTAACTTATCCCACTCATCAAGTGCAATAACACCTTTGAGTAGTAGTTGTGTCCTAAGCATATCTGAAAAAACAACTGAGAACTTCTTGCGAAGTCTTCCGACAAACTTGGTAAATTTAAGTTCATCCCTTGTAATGTTATCAGAACGTCCAATCTGGAATCCAGACTCTTCTGCAAGTCTAGACACTGGAACATTTAGTGAACGATACAGTTTCTTTTGGAAGTATGTGATATCATCAATCTCACCAAGGTTTGAACCGCCTGGCAAAGTTGTAATCTCAGTACCCCTACCACCTTCTCTACGAGGTAGCCAGAAGTCTTCCAGCATTGACATGTGGTTTCTATCATCTCTAATTTCACCAGTTTTCGCATCGTAAACCATCTTGTTTCGATAACGATTCATCACATCTTTTAGATATGATTCTGCTTTCATCTTTGGTAGATTACCCACATCAATATAAAATATACGTCTTTCTGGTGCGCGAGAGATACGATAGATAACTAACGAGTCCTCAATCATACGCAACTGATTGACAGGTTTGATTGCCTTGTTTAAATGTGAAAGAACAGCACCTTTAGACATATCAACAAGTCCAGATGGTGCATAGGTAATAGAATCATCAGTAATCTTTACACCTTGTGTTGCTCCACCAGCTTCACTCCAACCAGCTGGATTGTATAGATAATATGGAGTAACTTTAGTTACCACATCCATACCAGTTGCTTGGTCTCTTTCTTTATTAGTTTCTCGTACTTTTTTAATCTTACGAGGGTCAACATATCGAACTTCCTTAATACCCTTGCGAGGGTTTTTAGGGTCGATAATTTTATGATAGTAAAGTCTACCATCAACATACCATCGTCTGAAAATGTCGTGTCCTTTAGCATTAAAATCTAATAAGTGAAGAACCTCATGGAATTCCTCACGAATTTTAGTTTTAATTTTTGGGGAGACAGGCAAACGATCCAACAAAATAGATACTGACATATCCCTTTCATCAGAAACGATTGCTTCATTTGTAATATCTTCTATCGCACTATCACACTCTGGTTGTTGTGCAATGTCACGATACCTTTTTATTAACGCAATCTCAGTTTTTTCTTGTCCGTCCATATCTAGAACAGATGCATAATGTCCACCGCCTGATACTACATCAAGGGTTCCATCATCAGAAGCAGGGGGAGTGAATCCATCATTCCCCCCTTCCTTACCTGATTTTGTTATTTTGAAACCGAATAGTTCCGCCATACTATAACTCTCCTAATTTTACCTTACTATTTAGTAAGTATAAAAAGCAGGATTATACACCGACACTAGTAAAGTCAGTATATCTCCAAGTTACATCAAAAGTTTCAACTTCACTTACAGTATCGAAGTTCAAATCAATTGGAGCAACAATAGTAGGCCAACAGTTCTTGAGCACATATGCCTTCAGAACATTGTTGTTTCTATCTAGCTGATGCACTTCCATTTGTGCATAATAGTCAGCTGGATTAGTAACACCTTGACTCGTTTCTAAATCGTTGATACCAGACATCCACTTTTCCATTGCATCTCTGAGAGCAAAAGTAGTCTCGTTGATACATGTGGTTGTCCAAGTTTCAAACTCACGGTCGCCAGCAAGATACAGTGTTCTGCCCCTAAAAGGAACAGGAACTTCTGTAATTGTTTGGCCTGGCAAGCTTGTTGCCTTAATCATAAAACTGGCATTTGCAGCATCCAATCCAGTAACAATACCTGCCGGTGCGGCAAGTACTACTTTGAATTGGTTTGCTCTTGCACCACCACCAGCGATATTGGCTTTAAACGCATTAATATTTGCAGTACTCATATTAGCCTCCTACCTCACTAAATGCTACGCCTGTTCTAACAGCGACAAAACTTAGTGTAATGAAGTTAATTGAACGAGCAGGTTTGATGTAGATATCTGCAACAAACTCATTTCTATCAATAATTTCACCTGTGTTATTGGTTCCATCACAAACTACTTTAAAGTCTGTAATGCCTCGTCTTCCTTGCACATCTCTCAAGAATGGTTCAACCATATTTTTGAACTGAGCCTGAGTGAAAGTATCGTTGTATTCAAACAACTGAAACCTTGCAGCAGTAGCGATTGCTTTTTCCAATGTAAGGAACAATCTACGGACGTTAATTCTATCGAATGAACTTGGACGAGTTAAAGCAGTCTTGTCACCGAATAGAACTGTACCTTGGCCTGGGAATGTAACAACTGGGTTTACACGAGCAGGATATAGGATGTCTCGTTGTGTCTTAGTTGGGTTAAACGCAAGTTTAACTGAACCACGAATCTGTCCTCTGTTGTAACCGCCTGGCGAGAACCAAGGGTCTGAAACATTGTCAGTGTTAGCACATAAACCAGCAATATCACCATTCAAAGGAACATAACGGAATACGTCTGAATACTTGTCGTACATATACTTGTATCCAGAATCGAATACTGCATACGAAGAACTTGCAAGTCCATCAAAGAACGTCTTTACGTTAGTGGTTTGAGTAGCACTAGAAGTGACACCCACTACATCTGCTCTACGAGGAGATATAAACACAACCATATCTCTTCTTGCTTCTGCAAGGGCAATCATTGCTGCTGCGTGTGCAGTACCATCTGTTGAAGCAGGTGAAGTACCAGCCATAATTAAGTTAACATCAACTGTATCAGCGTCAGAGAAATAATTATATGCAGCAGTTAATTCAGCTACAGTAGCAGTTGTGTCATCTTGTCCGATAGTTAAAAGGTCAACTAAAGGAAGATGTGCAGCATCAAATACCTTATCAGTACCAGCAGATGTAAGGTTAGTACCCCAATCAGCAGCACCAGAGGCAGGATGATCCATCCACCAAACATGAGTAGATGATCTATTTAAAACAGTTGGATAGTATGCAGTTCCACCTTGAGGTGTTTTTGCATTTGGATGCTTGGAAAGGTGAGCGTGAGTTTCGATAACACCACTACCACGATTACCAGCAACATCAACATCGTAACCAGTAAGGCCACCATCTTGGTCATATACTACAATATGCAATTCGTCTTCAGCAATTGGTAAACCTTGACCCTTGGCCCAAGCAGATGTGCCTGGCGCTGAATCAAATAAGTCGTAAAATCTCCAACGTCTGCGAATTACAGTGTCGTTAAGAACGATACTTGTTAGTCCACCACCATTCGGATTATCCAATTGACGGATAGTAAGAACGTGTGTTGAGATAGATACTACTGAGTACTGTTGTCCAGAAGCTTCTTGGAAGAATACGATATCTCCAACAGAAAACTCTGCACCATCATCTACTGTGATAGCAGTTACACCAACAGCCGCATTACCTGCCATGTTTACTTTGTTGTCAGCTGGCAAGGTGAATTCATATGCTTCAGCAGAACCACAAGTGGCGACACCGATTGAGTTACCCCATAAGCCTGGGTACTTAGATGAAAAAGAACCTACACTACCAGAACCATCTGCGAAGTTGTCTTCATAAAACTGGTCGTTAGTTATTCTGATTCCTAATTTAACAATAGTATTATTAGAACCAGATGCTGGAGCATCAGTAAATGTAATACTAGTTGTTCCATTAACTGTGAATGCTGTTGTTTTGGTGCCTGCAATAGTCACTTCTAATAGGGATGCATCTGATACAGCGGTAGACATTGTGAATACTGTTGTAGATGCGTTACCAGTAAAGGTTCCGATTGTTGCCCCGCCGTTTGCTACAGCGTTACGAGCTCCGTTGTTCGCACGAACTACACGAAGTGCATTGCCATATTCTAAAAAGTTAGCGGCAGTAAACCAAGTTTCAAAGTTACTTGAATCGGGTTTGCCGAAGGTCTGTACTAATTCCTTCTCATTACCAATTGGTATGATTTGGTCCATTGGGCCTCTTGAGAAGACCCCTGCCAAACCGCCAATTGAAGTAGCAAGAGCAGGAACCACATTAGTTAGATCAACCTCTTTTGTGAGGACGCCTGGTGATACTTGAAATGCCATTGGTTATTCTCCTTTGTGGATTGTTCAATAATTTAGTTATTTTCAAACTTACATTGATATTTATAAAAAACTAAGTCTACACTTTTATTTTTTATAGGTTTTACGGCACATAAATAATACTATGTCGGAACACTATCAGAAATATAAAGATACCATTAAGAGGGTATCACAGAGAAATTACAGGGCTCGCAAGATATGGGTTAATGAATATCTTGGCGAAAAGTCCTGTCATTACTGTGGTGAATCTGAAACCGCCTGTCTCCAGTTCTATCCTCACGAAAAGGATATTCGAAAACTAACTAAAAGAAAAGGGTTGAACGAAGAATCAAGAACTGAAGTTAATCAACTAATCAGTGTTTGTAAAGTCGTGTGTTCAAACTGTCATTTAAAACTAGTAAACGATATTATTGATATTATGTAGTATGTAGGGTTCTATAAAACTCTACCAATCAGATTCATAACTTCGTACTACTGGACTCCATCTTTGTCCGTATTCATCAACAATGTTATCCTCATAAGGAGACTGTACACCATCGTCCAAGAATCCAAATGGGGCCATATCTTGCTCTAGTTGATTCTGTTGGTCTGAATACATTCTAGCACGAATGTCATCGTCTGTTAACTCTTTGAAATATGTTTGTTGTATCATCCACCCGAACAATACACAACACATTGCCAAGTCATCTGAATGTCCCTCTTCTGCTTCATAAGAAGAGCCTTTAAGGATAAAGGTAGATAACTCTTTAATTAGTTCATAGTCATTGATAATTAACTTGTCTGATTCAATAACTTGTTTAATATTGGAACAACCCATCTTTTTAACTGCTTTGGTTGTTCGTACACCCAACTGCGCTTTGCCCCCCGAAAACCCTCCACCAAGCACCTGACCTGCACGACCACGCATACTTGCCATGATAAGGTTCTCGTACTCCAAGTCAAACTGTAGAGCAGTCGCAACTTGTTCGCCAATGTCATTTACTTCAACTAAGACGTATGCATTGTTATATGCGAGTGCAACATCACTAATAATGTTTGGATATAGTAATGGTTTAATCTCATTGTTACGATACTTAGCAACAATCTTATAGGGGACTGTTGAAACATCAAAGACAATAAATGCAGAGTAATCATTCTTTGTTCCTCGAGCCACGTCAGCAATAAGAACGTAGGTTCCATTGGGTACTGGACGTTCATGCATATCCAACCCAGCATTTGATGTAATAGGATTGTGGAATGCCATTGTCTTAATCTTGGCAGGGTGGATAAGAGTGTTTGCAGAACCTAAGAACTCACACTCAAACTCTCGTTGAAATTGTTCTAGGGATGTGTTTGCAATTGTTTCGTCACGCCACTTTGCGTCCCTGTTGGGTATTTGACTCCAGTGAACATCTATGATATTATAGGAGTTTCTTTTGTTCTCTGCGTCAGTCCACAACTTATAGAACATGTTCATGCCATTGGGAGTTGATACGATAACAACTTTAGTAGAAGTACCAGATGATATTGTAGGGTATACAGAACTAAAGAAGTCTTCTGCTACGTTCTGTGGAACGAATGCAAACTCATCTAAGAATAGCATGTTGTATGAACCACCACGAACTGCACTGGATGATGTAGACGAAGCAACAACTCTAGAGCCGTTCTCTAAGTCCACAGAACCCTTGTTCCAAGAGACAACTCCTTGTTGTAACCACTTAGGTAGGTTCTCGTATGCAAGTTGAAGTCTACCAAGAATATCTCTCGCGGTTGCAGCTTTGTTAGCAAGGATTGCAACATTCATGTTTGAATTAAATAGAATGTAGTGGAGTACATAAGAGACAAGTGTGGTAGATTTACCAGACTGTCTTGGCAACTTACAGATAGTAAATCGGTTTTCGTGTATTGTGTTTACAATGTCTTCTTGGAAGTCGTACAGTTCAAAAGGAACAAGGCCTAAATCAAGTGATACAATCTTAATGTAATTCTTGATAAAGTATATGGGGTCTTCCATACACTTCTGATACTCAAGAATCTGCCCCTTCTCCCAATTAACAGGAACATTTGATTTCTTGAGTAAGGGGTTTCCGAGGTAGTGTTCGAAGTCAGTCATAATGTAATAAGTTCCTAAAATGTCTTGACAGAACAAAACATCCTTGTTATAATAGGTATGTACCTTAGAAAGAACAGTTTTATCTATTCAATCTTTAAACTATTTATGCATCTACCAAACTAACAAAAGATGGGTCTACTGGGTTTAAAGATGACCATCCATGAGTAACTTTGTTAATTTCCACATTAGATGTAGTTGTTTGCGGGCCATAAGTCACAACACCTTCAGCTGATGTGTGTTTCACTTTACTAGTTTCAATCATTGGATGATTCTGATATGCAATGATTCCATCTAAAGTTGTCAATGCACTAATAGCAGATTCTTTTGATTCCATCTCTGTGTAGATTGCTGCAGCGTGATAACGAATTCTATCTGGAACAGCAGTTCCACCCTTTGAAGCTCTACTCCAATACCAATCAACATCACCCTGTAGTGAAGAGACTTGAGATTTAACTGAATCCATCATTTCTGATTTTAACTGAGCAACATCCTTTGCTACTCCAGCGTAAGTACCAACTATAGTTCCATCAACTTCGGCGCGAGTCAATGCACCATCAGAGTAGTAGCGTGAATCTAGACGAACCTCACTGTATGGTTTTACGCCAATTGCAGCAAGTTCTTCTTTTGACCATATCGTAAAAATGTTGCGAGGATATTGAATCCCTGCAATAGTTAACCCTCTGGCCCTGTTTACTATAAAACCTATTTCTGTATTTCCAACGAACCACATAGTGTTTCTCCTAAATTGTGATTGCCCTGTTAGCGAGCGTTTGTGTGTTTAAATGGATTTTCTGCAAATGCTATAAAGATGTAAGTCTGATTGTTTGTGTTTAATCGACTATTTGAGTTCATCATCCTAAACCCATTTGATAGGAAATCAGTTTCATGCCCAGAGCCGTTATATTCTTGGCTATTACTATCTGGATATAAAGAAGCTTTTGATGGGTTAAATGTAGTTCTTTTATTGTCAATAATTCGCCATCCAGTACCGCCTATGCTTTTGGTAATTATAACGGCAGGAGCAAATCCACAGTATACAAATTTAAATGCGCCCGCGTTACCAACATATTTACCGACCTTGGAGTAGCCGTCAACTGAATGAAAACAATATGCTAGGTATGTACTGTTCGCTCTATTCACGACATTCCAACCACCGACTTTAAACACTGTAGAAGTGGGCGCTGCATTACCCCAAAGAATATTAGACTCATTTGCACTTGCTTCAGAAGTGTTTATCTTAACATGAGAGCCACTAGCCCAAGGTGTTGCACTAAGATCTTGATGCCCCATATACCAAGCAGCCTGTGAACTTCTTGTTTTAACTAACACTACTTCTGGTGCTTGTGCCAGACCATGCCCGATAGTCCAGTAAGCACCTCCATTATTAGATGAGTCTGCTGTAGCATTTGATGCACCAGAATAGGTAACAATACTAAACCCAGCACTAGGGTTTGCAGACACACTGGAAGTGATAGCTCCGTTGGTGTTGGATACTGCCGTTCCTGTACCATTACCTTTCCAGCTCCAGACAACGTAAGTGCTGTTGTTGTTAATAAATAAATCGTTGTTAGCGGTGGTAAAAGACGTTGCGTTAAAAGTCGTTCCATTTGCTTCTGGTTGTTCTGACTCATCAGTATCTGACGCTAATCTTTTATTTATATTTCCAACATCATTAATTAACCAATGATTTTGATCTGCGCTTCGCCTCTTACCCCAAACTAAATTAGGTCTAAATCCTAAAGTGTGGGTAGCAGGCGAACCTGTTCCTGTATAAAGAACAGTATTAAAGTTTTCACTAGGAATCACATCAGCCAATGGTAAGTTAGCCGTACATAACGCTAAGAAGCCAGAAGGGGGCTGATAAAAAAAGTCCCCAATGCCGTTGCTATCTTGGTTTCCTTGTGGGGCTTTTGCTCCAGCAAAACTTGAATCTTGGCCGCAGTTTAACACCCCAATAGTAGATGGTGTTGAACCTAAAGGCATAGTCAGTGGAGTTAATTCATGTCCCGTTGCAAGTTGAAATAAATAGTTTGAGGAAGATAACGCGTTAGACCCGTCAAACGAGCCATTAGCCTTTAACCATGAATTATTTTGCGACATCCAAACCTTGCCAGTAGAAGAATCAGAAGCAAAAGCAATTATGTCGCCAGCCGCAAATTGGTTTGGCAGAGTCACAGTAGCTATAGTGCTACCATTCTGTCTTGCTGTAATACTGCGCCCATTAGCATTAGCATACGTCCACACTACTGCACCACCGCCAGCCGCAGTTTCCATATTACTTGCGGTGTGGATGTCTAATCCTATGGATGCTAAACCCATGTGATGTACATTAGTATTTGATACTAAAGTGGGGTTGTATATTTCAAAGTAAATTTTACCATCAGCTTGAGAAGCTTGCGTGCCTCTGCATCGTGCGGTGTTTAACTGAATTTTTAAATTACCCTCTGATAATACAGGTGTACCAAAACTGTCAATTGGATTCCAAGTACAAAAATTGTTAGTCGGGGTATCAGGCATTATGTCTGATTCAGTCAGGCTACCTGTGCTAGTCCAATCATTGTTGTTACCCGATTGATCTAACCAGTAGGCGTATTCGCGTGTGTCTGCAAACGCCATGTAAACGTAAGTTTTACCAGAGTTATTAGTGTCGGCATCATTATCACCGATTGTGAATCCTGTTGCTGTGAATGACGGCTCTCGATCTGTCTTAGTTTCCTCTGCACCGCTTGTGTTTGCTCTCAACATTTGCGTAACAGGATTATTAGGATTACGGGTGTTATCCCACATCGTCCAGTTTGCATCTGCATCAGCATTTTTAATCATCACAAAAGCTGGAGAAAAACCAAGCGTTATTGCGTGTGTGCCGCCTGTTCCTTCATAGGTAGAAAACTTGCTGTAGCCTGCGACATCGTGAAAACAATACGCTATATGTCCTTTGGTGTTGACATTTGTTCCGTGATTTCCGAGTGTGAGTAAAGTACTTGAGGGAGCAGTGCCGTTAAATTTGTTAACTTCTACAGTCGCTTCCTCATCTAAATCTAGGTGTAATACTTTTTGTACATTTCCTAAACTTGAGTGATACACGTTCCAGTTATAGTCTCCATTATTTCGTACCTTGGCAATTACCATTGTAGGCGCAGATGCCAAACCATGACCTACTGTAGCGCCAGACGTACCATTTCCCGTATAGCTGACTATAGATTGCCCATAGGTTTGACTAGCTCTTACGCTAGAGTTTATACTACCAGACGTATTAGAGGCTGTCGTGCTGCCCATGTCCCAGTTCCATGCTACATAAGAATCGCCATTGTTACCTGCTCTTGAACTTCCAGCATCAACAACAAATCCGTCTGGAGCAAAAGAATTTAAGTTGCCACCACCATCTTCCGCATCTGTTCCATCTGAAAACAAAGACTTTGATATACCTCTAACGGCATCGGTTAAAGTATGCCCAGTAGTTGCATTTCTTTTTTTAATCCACACAAAATCTGGCTGAAAGCCTGTTCCACCTACATATAAATCTGTAGAAGCACCCTCATATACAACTGTAGAAAAACCTTCTACCGAATAGTCTTGCTTGAACGGCAAATAGAAGCCATTGGTTCCATACGTTCCAGCGAATTTAGTGGGAATCCACTCTCCGTATTTTCCTGTCGTCCCGAATGAATCTGCGGTTAAAGCTTGCCCGTCAATGAAATTTACTTCGCCTATGTACCCGTCAAAACCTGTACCTTGGTCTGATGCTCTGTCGCCTATATTGTGGGTCTGTGCTGAGTTGATGATACTATCTCTATTTTGAGAAGGAAGAGATGAACCAGAAAATGATGTAACTCTCTCACCATTAATGTAGATTTGAATTCTATCTTCAGCAGTTCCAGAGGCAGTATTCCACACCGCAACTATATGATACCAAGCAGATAGGTCACGAAATACTGCTGTTGTCTGTTTGTAATTGTTAGGGCTATTAAATTCAAATGTCAAAATACCACTACTTTCAAAATAGATGCCATTACTATTAGTAGTGGGTGCAAATAGCATCTGTTGTCCACCTAACTTTCCTCGTTTAACCCAAGCACTCCAAGTCCAAGTTTTTAAATTTCCCGCTGAAGGAAATGTGCGAGCAAGGGGGGAATCAACACCATTAAACCTTAGACTCTGCTCAATCTCATAGTCACCGCCAGCACTGGCTCCTAGTAATTGATTCTCGTTAAGTACGCTCATGTTACTTTACATCCAATGAAGCCACTGCGTGAATTATAGTCGTACTCTTGGCAATATAATCTATCCTATCGACAGAAGCTGCGCCAGTTGATAATGTAGGTGCAGTTCCACCCACAAACTTGAAGTATCCACCATACGCTAATGTGCGTGAACCTGTGCCGTCTTGTGTAATAAAAAATGAACCACTCTGTCCAGCCACAATGTTAGTGGGGTTAGCGAGAGTTCTACTGCCTCCCAAGGTTACTGAGAAGTTATTTGATAGTGCTAAGTTTGTAGCAATACTTGACGCATCAGTCAATGCAGTGATTTCACCACGTTGTCCTGCCGTAAATGTTTGTGCTGCGTTCTTATGTGCTGATGTTCCATCTCTTGTTGCAATATCCACTCCATCGAATGTTGAGTTAGTGGTTATTGCTCCTGTCATAGCACCGCCAGCTTTCGGTAGAGCGGCACCAGCTGTAGTTGTGTTGGCTGCTATTGCTGTATTGATTGAGTTAGCAAGCTTGTCTGCTGTCACTGCATCGTTAGCGATATCAGCAGTTGCAATAGAGGCGTCTAAAATAGTTGACGATTTTACTGTTATTCTCGTTAATGGCATATTAATCTTTTCCTTTTAACATCTTTTGTAATTCAGCGGTTGAACCAACAAACAATGCATTCGTTACACTCTTGGGGCCCTGATTAGGTACTTCTTTTGTCTTCTTCATTTTTATCTGCAAGTCCCCAAGTTTCTCAGTGACATCAGCAATTTGTTTAATCAAGTTACCAGCGACTTCGTATGCGCGAGGGTGTTCACCTTCTTTTGCGAGGTCTAAGATACCTTCAATAGCATCCTGTCCTCTTTCTACCAATTGATAGAAGTTTTCTCTCTGATATTTATAATCATTGTCAACGTCCTGTTCATCTGTTTTTGGAACAAGAACGGGTCGAGGTATTGTTACCTCTCTAGTAGTTGTTCCAATAACATCGGTTACACCGAGTACATTATCTAAGATTTCAGTTTGAGTTGACATTTAATTTACATATCTCATTCTACTTCTACCCAAGATGTTGTTGATTCATCCCACTCGTATCCCTTACCATCAATTGGCATAGCCGTTGCTGGAGCCCATTGACAAGTGTCTTCTACTAATGTCCATGAGGGGTAAGGTTTTAGTGCTATGAAAGCATCTTTTGATTTATCGTATGTTCCACCTACAGAAGCATAGTTCTTTCTAAATGAACCATTGTATGAAGTTTGAACCCATAGGAATGAATCACCGACTACGCCCGAGTTAATAAAGTCTTGCTCTGAAACAATGATTTCTGTGACTATGTTATTACTATCAATCTTTGCAAAATGTGCCATGCCAATTTCCTATGTTAAGTATCGAATAATTACTATGCCAGAACCACCAGCAGCACCAGCCTTAGCACCGCCAACATTTTGACCACCACCACCGCCGCCACCTGTATTAGCTGTTCCAGCAACGGCTGTCGCACCACCTGCTCCACCACCACCATTACCACCAGCGCCTGGCGCATGAGAACTACTGTTAGATCCACCACCGCCACCACCTGCTCTAACAACAGACGAACCAGTAATTGATGATGCTAAACCAGCACCACCAGCACCAGCAGCACTTCCAGTAGCACTGCCACCTACAGCACCAGCACCACCTCCACCACCTGTACGAAAACCAGTTGAAGAGGAATTACCGCCATTCTGTCCTTGAACAGGGCTGTCTGTCCTAACACCTGTGGTGTTGCCATTAGCAGTACCGCCACCAGAACCACCTGTTCCACCTGTATCAGCACCAGCAGCACCACCATTACCACCACCTGTAGCAATAATACTACTAAATACACTATTAACGCCATTGACACCTCGCGCACCAGAGGCAGCACCACCAGCACCACCAGCGCCTATGGTCACAGTTAGTCCAGTTGCAAGGACAGGAAAAGATGAACCTTCTCTAAAACCGCCGGCGCCTCCACCAGCACCCCTTGAACCACCGCCGCCTGCGCCGCCACCAATAACAAGATAATCAACACTGCCACTTTTGTTTGGTGTAAATGTGCCACTGCCAGTAAAGGTGTGAATGGTGTAAATTCCCGAAGTAGTGATTGTTCCTCCAGTTGCAGAAAACCCTGTACTCATAAAATCCCAAACAGATCCAGTATAAACCTTCATAGCAGTAACGCCAGAAGTAGTATCAAACCACTGATCTCCAGCAGCAGGACTTGAGGGTGCTGAACTAGCTGTGACTAAGTTTGCCTTAGCTGCAATAGATGTATTGATTGAGTTAGCAAGATCGTCTACTAATACAGCATCATCTGCAATACTTCTTGATATTATTTTTCTTACTGCCATGGGTTGTTCCTTAAATTCTTTGGACTATTTATTCGTCCTGACCAGTGGTCGGGTTATAGGTTTTCGCATCTTCGAAGAAAGATGAGGTTTCGTTAAATCCAAAATCACCATCATCTGCGTCCCAATTAGAAGGAGAAACGTCAGATGGTTTTGGTGTAGCAGAATATCTCTGTTCTCTCTTTGGTGCATTAATCTGAACATCCGTATACTGATCGACTTGAACAGAACGAATAATTCCAGCTGAAGTGACAGGCCCATACAAGTAATACTTTGCAGTAAAATTCAGTGTATAGATAATTGCCCTACGAGTTCCAAAGTCACCCTCGTAATCATCTTCATAGTCAATAGAGTTTAGTACAACAGGAATATCTCTGATTATGTCTAGTTCAACAGATTCCTTTAATGTAACTGTATACTCTGGTTGAAAATATGGTAAAATCTGTTCTACAATTTGTAGTGCATCATCTGAGTTCTTACTCATAATGAAAAGTTCAAAGTCTACGTTGTAAGGTACAGGCATGAATCCAGACTTAAGCTGTTTGTCATCTGTACCATTAGAAGCCTTCTTAACTTTAATAGACTTGTTTAGTTTCCTTGAGGAATCATAAGTTAATCCACTGATCTCAAAACCAATACGAGGTAGTGTTACTGCAACCTTTTTATTGAGAGCAGGGTCTTCCCTTAATCGTGCCAACCATTTCGCCTTGGGCCCATATGCAAGAGGCACTTTCATTGTTTGTGCAATGTTGCCGGCATTATCTTTCTTAGCGAGTTGGATGTCGTTAAAAATCGAACCAAATCCAACTACGACATTTCGTGTTGAATTGTTATAAAAGTAATTTCCAATCATAATTTATTTCCCTGCATCTCCGAATGGATTAGATTCGGAGAAGTCCAATATTGAGTCTTCAGCGGTATCGAAGAAATCGTTCATAGCGTTTTCGTCAATAGTGTCAACTTTATAAGTTTCTTGTATTATATATGATGCAGCTGCACCCTGTACTGTATTTTCAATCTGTATAGAACCACTGTGTGTGTCATCTTCGCCAAGTATGTTATCACCTAGTCCAGCACCTGTGGAACCATCTTCTTGCATTAATAGAGTGCCGTCTTCTAGACTGACATTCTCATTGAATATTCCTGATTGTTCAAGAGTCATCTGGTGTGCAAGTTGATCTAAACTATTATCAGCTTCAATAGAATCTATCGCAGCAATACCAGTGTCAATCTGTTCAGAACCATATTCGAATGTTTTACACTTCAACTTATATGTAGGTAGATTGTTAACTTGATAAAATGGATCATCATGGTCAACAAAGGTAATCTCAAATAACTTGTTACCCTTGGGCCAGTATATTAAGTCTCCTTCATTCGGACGTAGATTAACAATAACATTATTATCAACTGATACGAACTGTTCCCATCGTCTTCTAGCTACTGTGAATGTTGCATCGTCCTGTATGTCTAAACCAAACTTAGACATAAGTTCTTTTTCACCTTCATATCCGTCTACATTATCAACATACATCTCAATAAGATATGCATCTTCAAATTTAGAAAGACTGTCTTCGCCAAATAAAGTATCTTCTGATACCAAGTTTCGAGGAATGTAATGAACATCCTGACCATAGATACGCAACTGCTCTATGATTAAATCTTCATAGAGATGTTGTTCTGGTCTTGTTCCTGTATCAAAATAAACATTAGTTGGCATTGTGTTACCCTATCATATGCATTGGTGGCAACTCATACGCAAGTTGTATCTGTTCTTCTAGTTTATTAATCTCTTCTTGTGCTTGAGTGTATATCTGTTCACCATTTAGTGCAACTCCACCCAACATCTGAATACCTTGAAACTTAGAAAGGTTTGCGCCCCACTGAAGTTTAATTAATTGTGCTGCATACTTCTTTAAGAATATGTCATTATACACATCACCAAAGCTTTCTGGGTCTAATTTACGATAACACTCAATAACAATATAGTCATCAGCAACAACATCTGACTGCCAATCCATATCCAAGTACAATCTATTTTGATGTTGGTTGTGACGAATAGCAGTGTCGCCTGTAAGTATATGATCTAGAAAATCTAGGTGTTGCATACTCATTTCATAGTTAATCATTGATGTAGAACTGAAATTATGCAAATCGTTCAATCTCATTTGATACTTAACATCAAACATGGTAGTCCTTCCTTGGTTCAAGGGGAACACCTTTACTATAGACATGATTGAAGAAGGAACAGGAATGTAATTCTTCTGTTCTTTCCAGACTGCTGAAGTACTACCATCAACATCTGTGACGGATGATAATGAATTATCTGACCTTGCCCTAGTGATATCTGCGGCAGAAACCTGATACTTCAGATACACCCTTTCAATACCATCATAATGATATTGCGAGAAGTATTGTAATGCTTGGTCGATTCTGTCTTCTACTTGATCTGGGTCAACATTTATTTCGATCACAGGTTTACCTAATGATCTTAGACAGTATTCTTTAAATGTAGCCCTTGTAGTTGGTAATGCCATATTCTATCTAACTCCTAGATACGCTTGGATTAACTGCTGCAATACCCTCGACAGGCCTTGACTTGAGTCCACCAGAAGCTGTTATGAGAAGATCATAGACATACCTTCCAGATTCAAGAGCTTGAGTCTGAGTATCAGTAAGTGAGATTGTGATTTTACCTGTTGTGCGAGATGCATTAAAGGCAGTTGCAAATGCAACAGCAGTTGTTGACTCGTAAGTTTTACGAATTTGAGCCAAAGCAGTATAACCTGTAAGGTCAAGTGCTGCCCCTGCACT